CTGCAAAACGTCAGGAACGCCATCATGGTTCAAATCTTCTGAATAAGTTGAAGGATAATTAGAACTATCGAATCCAGGAGGAAAATCATCACCAAGCCAACCAGGCTTGAACCTGTCCGGGGGATCGGCAGGACCAGAAACACCAGGAGGAGGTTCGGTAAACTGGCTTCGAAACCACTGACGATACGCCGTAACGTCGAGAGAACTCGGGTGACCGCCAAATTGGTTAACGTACACCCAATAAGCGTACGCAGCTTGAGGATCGTTCGGTGAATACTTGAACCTAGCTACATTCTGCATGATAAACTCGGGCGTAGGAGGACCCTCAGTTCGATACACATCTTCAAAATACCGAGCAGCAGGGATGGCTCCCTTAGGGAGAGCATCCTCTTCATGCTGCCCATCACGTACACCACGAGAATTGTAACGGTCCTCATAAATACCAGCAAATGTGGGTCCAGTAAACTGGTCGAAAAAGGCCTTGGTTCCTATACCAAGTGCTGAAAGCAAACCGGACCGTCCGCCATACTCAATAGCATCTGTCATAAAAGCTTCATCAGCCTTACGAACAGCAGCGGTCGCTTCATCGTAAGTAATTTGACCAGTTTCAAATTGCTCACGAATAGACCAATAAGCTAAATCATGGTCCTTAGCGACTGCGTCCAAAGCATCCACAGGTTCAACACCGTGTTTCAAATTATACTGAACGTCCGTGCCAGGACCAAGCCATTTGTAACCAACCGCAGAAAATGGAGTCCAAGAAGAAGTGTCATTTTGCCCTTCAGTAGGAACATCAGTAGCGCCGGGCAAATAAGGCTGATCAAATTGACCTTGAGCAGCAAAGTAGATCCACTTACTTTGACTTCCCTCTGGATACAAAGGATTGGGCTTCCTTTCCCATGTCTTACCAGGAGGGGGAGGTGGAAGACCGCTAGGCCAAACATCCTGGTCAGTTTGAGGGCCAGGGCCAAACCCAGGATTCGCTACAGGGTCACCGCCAGTGTGTTCCATAGAAAAAAACTTTATGTTTAACGTCTGAAGTGGGCAACAGAAGAAGACACCACAACGCCTGCATCGGCGCCGTACGAGGTTGGGGGAGGAGTGGGCTCCTCACCGAAGAGCTTGACAGAAGTGATGCGACGCATCAACTGTCCCACATCCTCACCAGAACGGGACTCAAACAAAACATCAGGAGCCCAGGGGCACGTGATAATGATCACAGTAGGGACCCACTGGCGAGAACCGCCCTTGACCATCACACGATACGGATAACGGTCAAGTAGGCGAAGAAGAGTAGCAAAAGCGCACCAACCCTTGCGGAAATCATCGAGCACGACAGCAGTATGGTGATCATAGCCATCAAACCAAGTGCCGTCGCAGGCAGAGACCCAAGCATGAGGAAACTCCTCAAAAGCAGCGCGAGTCTTGCCAGTGCCAGTCTGCCCATGATACCAGCGCACATCAGGCACAACAGACGGGTCACGCGCCTTCTCCTTGTACTTGAGTAGCAGTTCGGCTGTTCTCACACTCTGGTACGACGAGGCCACGTCGATGATCTCCGAGATGGTCTTGCCCTCCGCGACGAGATCTCGGACAGCGGAGAAATCCGTACGCTTGCCCGGCGCGGCGGGCTCGCCAAACGAGTCGGGGCCCGAAACTCGCGTCGCACTCTTGGTACAGTAGGCGATGTTCTCGGACTCGGTGCCCTTGGCCTGCTCGACGTGGTCGTGAGACGGGAAGAGCGCGCGGACCCGCGAGACAGCCACCTGGGAAGTGTAGCGGAAGTAGCCTTGGCAGTGGAGACGGCCGGTGGTCGGACACCGCTCCACTTGCCACACCGCGTACACTATCTAATCAGCAAAGAGGCAGTGGACAGGGCACACAGAACCACCACGAGTCACAGGGTAAGCATCCAGAAAGAACGGGCACTCACACGAGCTGAGAGTAGGGCGAAAACAGAAAGGACGAGTGGGACTAGGCCCACTTACCTGCTTATCGCCCAGCAGGATGGCCTTTAGGTCGCGGGAGAGTCGCTGCCCCGGCGCAGACAGGTCGGGCACACCGGGTCCAGCACGTCCATCACCTCGTTGAACCGGAGGCGCATCTCCGCCAGGTGGTTGGACGACAGGTGCACCCGCTTCTGCCTCTTCACCGTCACCGACTGGTGGGGCAACACCTTCTTTGCTCTCGTCGCCTTCTTCTTGGGACTGGGAGGAGGGGAAGGCGGAGGAGTCGGAAGGCGAGGAGAGCCCAGGTCCAAAGTAGGTAACCGTGAAGCGGGTGCCCCGTTGCTGGACTGCTCGGCGCTTTCGGGCGCGAGGAGGGGTGTCTGGGGCAGCATCGGATCCGTCCAGTATCCTGCGTTCTGGCGAGTCAGGGGGGGAGGAGAGGGAGGACACTGGTCGGGCTGCCATCCCTTGCCGAGACCGAACTTCTCGTCGTAGGACTGCAGGTTGAACTCCTGGGTAAGCGGCTGGGACATGGTGAAAACGTGAAAAACACAGGAGTCAATCCTGCTTATCGAGCGATTCCTGGATGTACCCTCCAATGGGCTCGACTGGGATCGAAATCCATTGGCGGAAATGTTCGTGAAACACAAACCAGAAACTGCCGTGCACTGGGAGGATGCACTGGGAGGTCGGGGGTAATACTAGCGGATTTGAAAATCAATCCGCTTCCCCGACCTCTGGGCCAGCCCCTGCGGGTGCTGGCCAACCATAAGCTCAGGCCGCATGGCCGCGCTGCGCGCCCCCCAGAGGGGGACCCCCCGCCTTTTTTAGCTAATGACATTGCATTGTAACGCTAATTGACACTAATTGACACTAATTGAAATTTGAATTCAAAAACAGTGCGAAACGTTCAAACTCGATCTACTAATTGACAAGTCAATTTGACAAGCTTTTGACACTAATTGACACTAATTGACAAGTGGCTAATTAGCAAAAGATTTACACACCGTGCGCACACCTTGTCACCACGTTTACCACGCGCCTAAGATAACTTCCTAGACACCTTTCAATTAGTCACGCGCGCTAATTAAAGCGTTTGTTGTTATCTTTTGAAAGGCCAGGTAGCATGGCTGCGCACGTGGGGTAGTGACAGAGTGCACGCACAGTGCAACTTTCCAGTCAGTCGGTTTGACCCGAAAGACCGGTGCTTTTTGGCGGATTCGATCCTGTGACCGTAGGTGCAGCGAACCGTTCGTTCGACCCACTGCACCAATCCTATTTTTATATAATATCTAAAGAAAGCTGGAGGTTTAAGTACCCTTCCAGCCAACCAAAATTCGAGATTCAAAAAGTTTTCTAGGGGTAATCAGCTACGCTGATTCCAACGCACACGTTTTTAAGTCGATTTGAAATGAGCTTTATGCTTCAAAATGGAAAAAACGACAGTGGTAACTGTCGGTACATAGGATGCAGGTTACGCAAATGTAACCTGCGCGCACGCCGCCACCGCAACACACTCACAGAGGGACGCTTTCGCAAGCGACGCCTTTGCGCACGCTGGGCGCGCAGCCCTGGAGCTACAAAGTAGTCCCAATACCTGCTCATCTCAGTAAGCAACAAACTGCTTGCCCCAAGATCGGGCTAACTTTCCAGTACCCTTAAACGCGGCGATACCTTGCCGCGTATGCGCAAGCGCAGCACGATAGCGCCTAGCTTGATCCGGATTCGCGGGATACAACAAACCACGCTTTAGCAAGCGCTTCTTCCTTGCGAGAGGATGACCGGACCAATACTTGCCAGGCAGAAATGGTCTACGAGGCTGAGTCGTAAACGCCCCGTTACGAAGACGAGGACCGATTCGACCCATGGAGGGAATCGGGAATTTGACTATCTGCTTCAACGCCGGCGGGGACGCCTAACGGTGCGGCGATACACAGGTCGACGACGAAAGCGACCAGCCGTAATACGACGCGGACGACGATAGGCAGTCCGAGCATAAGCACGCGATCTACGCATAGGCATGATGACTTCAGAGAAATTTCACGTTTGCATCACCTCCAGCTGCCAAACGTATACGGTGAGAAGCTAGCCTGGAAACCAGACAGGGTACCACCACCTCTCACGACAACATAAAGTTGATCACCTTGTGACAACTTCAGCTCCGCAACCAGAATCGGGTACTGCGAACCGACGATAGTCTGACTGTTGGTGATACCTGCTTGCATTAGAGCAAGCATACCACGAACAGCACCAACATAACCAAGAGCGGCTGAAGTATTGGCGGCACCACCTGCATTCGCAGGGACAACAGCAGCAGGGTCGCGATTGACAGTCCATGTACCAGTGATAGCAGTGGTGCTATCAAAAGGAATGATACCAATCTGAATACTGGTGCAATCAGCTGCAGCAAGGCGACACTGCAGCGTAAGCTTTAGCTCAAGCGTACCACGCGCAATCCAAGAATTCAGCCCAGCAGTCGTCGGAGAACCAATGAAATTGAAATATTTGGTTCCACCATGAGTGACACAAAGGGCGCCAGTACGCATCAGTTCTTGCGGAAGAGGAGCAACGCTATTCGTACCAGCCAAAGCGCCCATGATCAGACAACCGTTCGCAGTGTCATCAAGCGCAAGAGCCGTGGCCGCAACAGCAATACTAGTGCCTGCAACCACGTCATAAGTTCCGCTACCATTTTCGGTGTTTTCCTGAGAAAGAGAGTACCTACTATACGCAGATGTCATAGTAAACGAATCTGTGTTCTGCACCTTGAACGAAATTGAATAGTCAAGATAAACCTTGCCTAGTGCAATATTCCAAGGCGCAGCAGCAATGCCAACATCTTGAGAAGCAAACCCGTAAATACCAGGATAATACTCCAAAGGATCAGTGGGAGTAGCCGCACCCTGGTAGTTCAGAGGCTGCTTGTTAGCATCGTTGAATTCAGGAGACGTATAGTAAGTTGTTCGAGCGGCAAACAAGTGAGGAGGCACGCGAAACACGTGCTTAGCCCAAGGGGCACCATGAACATTCGAACCAGTGTTGATAACATTGTTCCAATTCGAAGGAGGAGCATGAGTAGGATCTCCGTCAAACCACAGAGCAACACTGCCAGTAGTAGTAGTGGCACACTGAGGCTCATAAGTGAACACCAGCGAATGAAACTTGAACTCCTCAAACTTCTTCGCGATTCCTGACAACCAAGAAAAGAGTTGAGTGTCCGTGGGACGCAGCAGCGAAGAGGTTGTGCTAAACGCCGAAGTCGCTGCTGCAGTATATGTCGGAGTAGTAAGAGTAGTCACATACTCACGCCCAGTAAGCGTCAAACGACGTTCTGCGCCAGTAAATGACACAGAACTAGAGGTAGCTATGGGAGCAACGGTCTTCCGAGAACGTTTGAACATCGCAGAGTCTATCGAAGACACTGGTGCGGCCCCAGGAAAATTAGGAAATGGTAAAGCAGGGTGCAGCAGCCGTGCAGGATCAGAACTCCACTCCAGCCGTCTCGGATGCAAAAGCCTATTAGGGTCCTCGCTATAACGGGGCAAAATATGACCACGAGACGGAGTGAACTCTCTGATCAAAGAACGTCCAACTAATGGACGGGCAACAGCAGGTGCTGTCGCAACAGAACGATGAAACACGGGAGGAGTTCTACCACGAGGCAAAGGACGAGGACGAGGCGTCACAAAACGACGATCCCTAGGAGGTGTCAAACCGGACGGATCCGGGTCGTCAGGCGAAACGCCATCATCATTTTCATTCCAAGCCTCTGAACGATCAGGTTCGTCACCCATGACTACACCCTGGAAACTTTCGGTCTGGCTTTACGACGGCGATACCGACGCTTCTGCAAAACGTCAGGAACGCCATCATGGTTCAAATCTTCTGAATAAGTTGAAGGATAATTAGAACTATCGAATCCAGGAGGAAAATCATCACCAAGCCAACCAGGCTTGAACCTGTCCGGG